TGTATGTTAATGGTCTTAAATAGCTTGTTTTCGAGAGGTGCGGTGTTAAACACACTTTGTATAGACGATGCTGTAAATGTGCCGTAGAATGTGTTCCTATTAGCATTTACGTTATGTCTATAAAGATTACCACCTTTAAACGTGTAAAAATAGTTGTTCATCCCTATCATAAAATCAGGATTGTAAGAGTAGAAGGATACCCATCCCCCTACTAAATCGCTATATGATAATGTATAATTTGGCATATTTGTTTATTAGCAAGTTACATAATTTGTAAGTTCTCCTGTGGCATCAACCTCTCCTGCATAGTTTGTAACACCGTTTGTAAATTTACGCCATCCCGCTCCGCCAACGTAAGGAGTTGTTAAAGCTAAATCGGTATAAAAAATCATTGTAACAATTGGAACCGTATATCCGGGTAAAGCATAAATAGTAACCGATGGGCTTCCTGTACTGCAAGCGGTAGCTGACGAACCTGTTGCAAATGAGTCAATTATATCATTACTAATTTTTGAACTAAATTTAGTCAGTCTGATTAATATTTTAGTTGCATTTGCCATTTTTCAGTTTTTATTTTATAAAGTTGTAATTGTAAATGATACAGATATGCTATTACCACCACTAATATAAAATTCTATTGTAGGATTAGAATTAGTTCCACCAAAAATAAAAGAAGGAAATAATGGCGAACCTGAATCGTATTGAGTATATGCACTACCATAACTAAAAAAACTTGAAAATGCATCTCTTACTACATTATAATAAACACTTGATACACTACTTGAACCTAATATTAAAAATTGCATATCTAAATGTACCGCTACATTACTAAAATTTATTGACGGAAAAAGCACTGTCAAATCATAAGTTGTAGGGTTTGAAGATGCATTAATTATTTGAGCTGTTGCAAAATTTGGTAATGCAATATTACCACCACCACCACCTCCAGCTAATGCTATTGTACCATTTGCATCGGGTAAGGTATAAGTTCTTAAAGTAGCACCTAATGAAGCTAAACTAAATACCGCTTGTTTGCTTGTACCAACACCTGTTGCAGCAATTATAGCAAAATCACTTCCGCTTGATGTTAAAGATGTATATCCATTAGTTGCACCTAAAAAAGCATCTTGTTTTAAATTTAAAGTACCGCCTCCTGATGTTGGAGCTAATGTTAAAAATGAATCACTAAATGTTTTAGCACCTGTAATGGTTTCCGTTCCTGCTAAAGTAACATATCCTGTTAAATCGCTTGTTAAAGCTATTGTACCTGTTGCATTAGGAAAATTATAATCATTACTTGCATTAGGAAATTGAAAATTATTATTATAAACAGTTAAACCTGATTTAAGTAAAATTGTAATTCCTGCACCATTGCTTGCTAATCCAACATATCCTGTTGCAGGTACGGGGTAATATCCATCTTGTAATGTTAATCCTAGATTAAAGTCTTTAACTCCTGTAATAGTTTCATTACCTGCTAAAGTAACATAAGCACTTAAATCGCTTGTTAAAGCTATTGTTCCTGTTGCAGCAGGGAATGTGTAGGTTTGAGTTGAATTGTTAAACTCTAATTTAGCAATGCTTAAATTATCTCTAATTACAATATTGTTAGTTGTGGCATCTGAATAAATATTTGTAGTTGAACCTGAAAATGCTATTGGAACTGACCCTTTAATTAAATATGGACCATAATCCATTCTAGTTCCACTACTGAAAGTAAATGAAGTTAAACCACTAAATGTTTTAGCACCTGTAATGGTTTGTGTTGTAGCTAGAGTAACATAGCCTGTTAAGGCTGAACCATAATCAGGGATATTCAAAGTCGCACCTACAAGCGTACTAACCCCCGAACTTCCTGTGGTTGTAAGGGTAATAGCGTTTTGCTTATTATTAAAAGTTGTAAAATCCGCTGATGCCAAATATCCGTTTACTGAAGTTGTCGCAGCAGGTATTGATATTGTATTTGTAGTTCTTACTAAAGGGCTAGAAAAAGTTAAAACACTTTCTTTGCCATTAAAGGTTGCCCAATCTGCACTTGATAATGCACCTCTATTTACTGCACTCGCAGTTGGTACATTTAAAGTAATTACAGGAGTTGTTGTTGAATTTGCAACAGTTGAACTTAAATCCGTTCCGCTTGTTCCTATTGTTAAAGCAGCAACCGATGTAACTGTACCTACACCACCACCTCCAGCAAGATTAGCTATATCTTGTACTGTAGTTTGAAGAGTTGAACCACTTTGAACTATTGGAAGAGCTTCAGTTCCTGTCAAGGTAGCTGCTGAACCTAATTGACTAATTTTTACGTTTGCCATTTTTTATATTTTTATTCTGTTATTAAATTGTTATCATCTTCTGTTATGATAGGGTCACTACCTTCTGTTGTTATAAAATTAGTAGGAGGACAGGTAGGGCAAGTTTGCTGTGGTAATAAAACACATCCCACTTGCTCTCTTACTATTACTCCATCTGAATAGAATCCATCCGCAGCACAAGTTGCTAGTGTGCTATTTGTAAACACAGCAGTTGCTGAACCAAGTGATGGTGCATTTAAATAATATACTGAACTTGTTGCCATTTTTTATATTTTGTTTTAATTATACAGGACAAATAGGTGGTGTTACATTCTGTGCAGTTAAGTTTACTAATCCGTGAACAGGGGTTGGGGTAACTAAATAGTCCTCATAACCCTCTACGTTAGTAATCTCTCCACTTGTAAATATTGTTCCGCCACCTATTATATCACATAAGTTAAATTGTATAATGTTTCCTGAACCTGACACCCACTCACCACGGATGGTGTAAGGTAACTCGCTTATCAATGGATATATTGTTCCACTTTGAGCACTTCCTGCTGTAGATGTTACGCTTAATATTTGAGACATTACGTTATTATATATCGTTAATGCTCCTCCTGATTGCTGACCAACAGTCCAATCTAATGTAACCGTTGTTGGTGCAGCACAAGCTGCTTGACACTCAACTAATGTTGCATAAACTCCACTGCCATCTAATGGGTCTACACAATCTCCATCTTCACAATTGTACGAGACAGGAGATAACACGCATCCACAACAAGCATCTTCTGCACTTGCTACTGAATAACACAACTCTACAGGAGAAGAAGACCTAAAGTCCCATATTAAATACAAATAATCTTCAAGTGCAGGTACTGTGAAATTTGCATAGTTATAAGAGCCACTGCCTAAATTAGGCGTTGCTATAGTAGTTAAGGCTAATAATGAATTAATACCTGCTGTAGTATTAGCGTATAATGTGTCTGATGCAAGGTATCTAAACTTATCGGTAGCAGGATTAAATACAAAAGTATCGCTAGCAAGTTTGTTTGAAATCAAACTCATTGTACTTCCTGCAGGAGGGAACCCACCCGTACCAACATAGTTAGTAGTAATGTTATATAAAGATACAAGAGGGTTTGTTGTTCCACTAGCAAATATTACAAATGTTGATTGCAATGGAGATGTAAATGAACCAATTACATATCTATACTGACTATTAATGGTTTGACCTGAGTCATAATCATTGGTGAGTACTATTTGAACAATACTTAATGATGCAGATTGAACACACTCTACCTCTACACTTAATGTGATATTGCCTATATAAGTTATTACAAGGGTTACAGTTTCTGCTGACACATTATTCTTATTAAAAGTTAATGTACCACTTGTTGTAACTACCCCTGTAGAATAAGCTATTGCATTGTAAGTCGCCACTATTTGGAAATTACCACCTGCACTTATTGAAGAAACAGTATAGTTAATGTCTGTGTTTCCTACGGTTGGACCTAAGTCAACACAATAAGTTGTTGTTGCACTTGTAGCAGATGACAATGTAAATGTCTGAGTAATACCACAAATTATACACTGAGGATTTGATGGTATAGCAATAGTATTACTTGTTAAAACATACTCATTCATATAAGGGTCAAAACCACCAAGTTTTTGAGTATTAAAAGATTCATTAAATGTATCTCTAAACCAAGTCCTCATATTCATTTCAGATACAACTTTTAGTTCCTCACTAGAATACGAATTACCACGTAGTTGAATAACAGCACCACGCTTTACGTCAGTAAAGTATCTATCATATCCCCATTGAATATAACTCTCAGGGTTAAAACTAATACCATACTTTTCGCTACGGGCAATCTGTGTGCCCAATACCTCAGGAACTGAAGCTACGACACCACCACCTGTAGAATCTGATAATAAATTTTTATCAGCTAATACGTATGAAACCTTATCTTCTTGTAATACAAGTACGTCCGTTTGCCTTCCGTCTAATATAAATATCTCTCCAAAAGAAGTCTCTAAATTTTTATAGTTTAATAGACCTAAGTTAAATTCATTTAGCTTATTTACGTTTGACTCAGCGTTATAAACACCACTATATGTGATGTCAGCAAACCTATCAGACTCTTTATAGTTCTGAGCAGATACGCTTGTAACCCTGTTACCAAAGTTAAATGAGTTGCCAACAATTGAATCACGAATCTTATAACTCTCTGCTCCGTTTCCAAATGCAAAGCAGTTAAAAAACTTAGTGTCAATTATAGCAGATGTCCCTGCTCCTATATTTTGGTTTTGGAGGTTACCCATATGGTTACCACCCGTAATAGCAAAAGACATCTCGTTTTCAAAAAACACATCAGGTAAAGCGTCAGTAGGTTCTGTCTCAAATATTAAATTCTTTTCAGAGCGGAACACGGTAATGTTTACTTCAACATTAGATGCACGAGCATTAGGGAAACCTAAACCCGGACAGCTTATTGTTCCTGAAACCATTAGATATAATTCATTATTTGTTGGGTCTCTATAAAATTGATAACGGTTAATTCCGCTATTAGGTGTCAATGTAGGGTTTCCTGTACCCGGAACAAATTCATTTTCAGGTATAGCATCTCCGCAAGAAGCGTATCTAGTGCCATCATCTAAAAACTGCTCTATATTATCTCCAACAAACCAATCATACATATTATTATATGTATTTGAAGAAATAAATGTTTTTTCTAAAGTATTTGTTCTTTCTTCACACTGACATCCACTACCACTTCTCCATTGTTTTATGCTAAATACAATTCTACTTCCTGCAGGTACAGTATAATCAACCCAAGCAGGTGTAGCTGCATCATAAGTATTCATTGGGTAATTTAAAATAGGGTATGTACCCGGATTGCTTTTTGGTGCTGTTGCTGTTATTTTACCCGGAGCAATAATAGCATTCTCATCTTGAACTGCATTAAAACTATTTGGGTTTATTTTCATATAAACTCCCGCAGGAATTGGTATAAATACTGCAGGGTCTAACTCAGTTGGTATTTCAAGAAAGTCTGACGCTTGAGAAGATTTCTCAAGAACAGTTGCATATACGCAAGATGATGTTGGTCCACTTGAATCAGCTTTCACAATTAACCTATCTCCCGCTTCTATTTTTCTTGCATTCTCTCCTTCTAATAAAAAGTATGCATTATTAGTTAAAGGGTCTTGGAAGAATATGCTACAATAAATTGTCTCATAATTTTCTTGGTCAGGCTTTATTACAAACTTATACCTAGTAGCCCATCCCGGAGGTTTTTGAGTAGCAGGTATTGTTACTTTAATTGAATTTTTAAATGCAGACAATCCACAAGAAACGTGCTCTGTATTATTAGGGCTTACAAGAGCAGTTGATGCTCTATTAAACTCATCCATATAAACTATACCTATCTCATAGTCTCTATTGCTATGTAAACTTTGTGGATTTGCTATTTCTTGAAAAGTAGCTTGTGCTAAAACCACCTGATAGTACTCATAAAATGTTTGCGTAGGTGTAGTTGTATTGTCAACATATTTTTGAGCAATAAATTGTAATCCAATCCAACTACTACTAGGGCTTGTTATAATTGCAACAGGTTGTGCTACTGCACTTATACCACTTCCTATAGCTGTATAAGCATCTAAACTATCAGGTAATAAGCAATTTACTGAGTCAGTAAATGTTGTTCCCGAACAAGCAGTTGCAAATGGTTGAATGTTTGCCGATGTCCCTACAACCTCTTGAAATTCAACACTTGTTGCCAACTCATATACAGATGTATATGTTGTAGACAAAATAAATGCAAAATTTAAGCCTACGTCAGTAGTTTCTTGTGTAGGGAATGGAGTTTGACCTGAAAATTGAGCGTGCTCAATTGTTACTTCTAAATTAATAAAAGAACCTGCAACCAAACTCTTACCCGTTAAATTAAAAGAAACAATAGCATCTTGAACAGCTACGCTTCCGTCAATGTTATAATTTCCTGTTGCAGTGGCGTCATTTATACTTGAGTTTCCAATAGGTAATGAGACTAAATCAGTAGTATATTCAAATTTAACCGGTACGCCATATTGGTCAACTAAGTCATATTCTTCTATGTAATTACCATACATTAATCTATTTCCCATAATAGTCTGAGCCTTGGCATATCTAGGTACGTTGTCGTACAATCTCAATAATTCAGACTCAGATAATATTGTAAATATCTTACTATTGGTAAATGTGTATTGGTACTCGGTATTATTTGCAAGACCTAAATCAGCTTTATCAAGTTTCTCAATAACTTTTATAACAGTGCCATCTGCTCTTTTAAATAGCAAGTCAACACCAACTACAAGAGAACTTCCTGAGTTGTATGTGATTATAGCAGAGTTACAAAAGTTGGTCATCCCCTCGTTTAAAAAACTATCAGTACTAAAGCTAAACGCATTAGGTACAAAAGCAGGTTGAGACCACTGAGATGTAGCACTATACTCTCCGTCAATATATCTGTATCTATAACCAAAACAAATAAATCTTGTAGTTAAAAAGTTCTCCTGCCCATTGGTTACAATAGGTTGTACTGCAGGTGATTGGGTAGGTGGTTTTTTAATTACAAGCAAAGACTCTGCTGTAAATTGGTCTATATTAGATACGGGGTTAGCGTAATTTCTATTGGTATTTATAAACCTAGGTGCATTGTAGTCATCCGTAAAAAATAATAAATCGTTTAATATGTTAATACCCGTAATTAAATAACTTGGGTTAAAGTTTAACATAGTATTAACGTTCGCACCATCGTTAATGCTTATTACGTGATAGGTTAATATGTTGGTAAAAACGTTAAAAGAAACAATTAAATCAAGTTTACCCGTAGCACCTACCGGAAAAGCTGAGTCGTGAACAAACCAATATATGGTTTCGTTTGCACTATCCTCAATTGCACCGATACATCTTGCTGACGAACTAAGAGATGTTCCATTATATGTTAGTGTAGTAAGAGAAAGATTCCCTTTGGTATTCTCTACTACTCCCATCTCAGCGTTCTCGGTTGAACCCATTCTAATATTCATAGCATCAACATACTCTCCCTCAGGAAGTAAACGTTGGTCTACTACCTTGTTCATTCTACCTGCTATAAAGTTTCTTGTAAAATTTGCCATTTTATTTTATTTGCTTGTCCATACCTCTCATATTCATTAAGAGTCTACCGGGATGAATGTTACTGATTCTTATTTTAGCATTACTTAATAAAGCCTTTCTTTTTTTACGAGAACGAAGAACAATATATTCTTGAACACCAAGTTTTGAACTAAGTATCTCATATTCAATGGCTGCATAAACATATGCTTCAAACATCTTGTTCACTGTAATCAAAGAGTTATCTCCTTGTTCCATACCATCAGACACATACTCAAGAATACAAGATAAACTTGACATTGATGAATCAAAGTTAATAACTCCTGATTTTCTATCAATATTAAAAGTTGGATTGAAATTTGCTGTCTCTGTATTTAAACCATACGCAGCCCCTACATTTGCTTCAAAGTACCACATCCCATCATAGTTCCATCCTAGTTGACCATTAAACTGATTGCCTTGGTTAAGATAAATACTCTTCTTTGTTCTAGCTAATCTTTCCAAATCAATAGTTGAATACTGAGGAGATAAAGCATTACCATATTGGTCAAACAAAATTCTTCCTGTATTGTCTTGAAGATAAGCCTTGGATGAAAGCGTTTGAATATTCTCAGTTAAAGGTCTAAGCCAACCATCTTTGTATAAAGATACACGCACCCAATTGACATAGTCAGAAGGTAAGATGTACCTTAATGTGTCAGGAACAGTTAACTCTAATACTTTAATTTCTTTAAAAGCATCGTAGTTTAATTCTTGAATAGCACGCTTTGCGTGAAATAATATTTTATAACGTTCTTCGTTATTAACTAAAGAATGGTTTCCTGCATACATCAATAAAAAGTTATTGACTATGTCAGTTAGGCTAATGAATTGATAAGACCCCCAATTGGCGTCTTCAGGTAGTACGCCCCCATTCTCGTAATATTGATATTGTGATATATATGCCATCTTTTAAGGTTTAATTCTTTGCGTTGGTGATATTATGGGTTGTTGTTGCTGTTGCTCTTGAGCCATACTAAACTGAGTAACTTCTGTTTCACGAATAGATACACCACAATACTCTAATATTTTAGTTACTAATTTATATTCATCTGAATCGGCTAACTCAAAGTCTTGATAATCATTTTGTGATTGGTCAAACACAGGCTCACCATTGGTAAGTGTTACATAGGTCCATTTTGGAACTGCAGGATACCTAAAATAGGTTGCTTGTACTTGTCCCTTATTACTTATAGTTGTAGGATAGAAAGTTAATTCTGAACCTTGTAATGCGTAAATAGGGAACTCAATTGTTGGCGGTGTTAAATTTGAATTAACCAACAACGTAAGTTTACTATTAATTACTTTTTCCGCTTGCACATTACTAGATGAAGAAAAAACTCCATAAGAGTTTCCTGAAGCTAAAAATATATTTGAGTCTAATGCTAATACTGTATTACTAACTACAGACGATACCGCAGAAACTAAGCCTGTTGTAATGTTGGTAACAACATCACCTGCTGAGATATCATCTGATAAAAACGTAGCAGTACTATCAACTAACTGACTACTAACTACGGATGTATTTGTCCCCGTTTTTAAAGTAACCGGTCTACACTTAATGTCTAATAACATATAAGTGTCATACCCTGTAGTTGCAGGCGTAGGCATTGAAAACTTATTAACAGCTATTTTTGTTAAATAGTCTGTTCGTAAAAAATACTCTAAAACTTCTGCTATTGGTTGTTCCATATCTGCATAATCTACACCCGCTAATCGAGCGTTTTCTGCATTTATAACACTATTATAATTATTAAAATACTCCTCATAAATTTCCATCTGTGCATTTTGAGCATACAGATTGAAATCAGAAGGAGAGATATATCCATAGTTGTTTTTATTCAACACAGACAGTACCGCATTTCTTACTGAGTTTATCATTAGTTCTTTTTTACAAATATACATAAAAAAAAGAGGGCACAATCAGTACCCTCTCTAACCAATCAATCAATAACCAAGTATATCTACGCTAAAGTTGCTTCTAACATCTTTAGAGAATCTATGCCTTCATCACTTTGTAAGAAATGGGCTACCATACTAAAAGGGTCTTCTCCAAATGGAACTGACAACATCTTCTTTTTATTAGTAGCTGTATTAAACCATACTTCTTTCTCGCCATTTCTTAATACCAATAGCTTGTTTTCAAAAAATGTACGGACTTTGGCTTGAAATTTTAATTCAGGGTCATTCAATATATTCAAAAACTCTCTTGGGTCTTTTTTAGCAAATACCAATATATCACGCTTTAACTCAGCAGTAGATACGGTAGATGGGTCTTTACCAAACATCACTCTTGTTAGAGTTTCAATTTGGTCAAGTGTAAGCTGACGTGCCTCCACTAAGGCGTCAACTTCAATGTTTAAATCTTCAACCTCAGCACTTGCGTCTTTTTCTTTGTCTATTTCAACAAAAATATTACCATTTAATGGATGGTAGAATAAAAACTGTTGTAGTACGGGGTTTGTTCTTGGCACTCTTAAGAACCCATCTTCAAAGATGATTGGTTCAATAATAGCATTCCCATCTTGCTCGTCCTCAAAAGGAGACTTCTGATTTATGGAATACCTAAGAGCACGGTTTTGGTTGTTTTTCTCGTCAAACCACATTAGTGGGAATCGAGGATGGTTTCTTGACGCTAACGTATATGATAGCGGATTACCTGTTTTTAATCTGTAAACTTTATCTACAGAAGATATAACTTTTGACATTTTTATAAGATTTAATTTGATTTAATTTAAAAAAAGGAGAGTGTCTTTGAAGACACCCTCCAATTATATTTACTACCTATTATCCATAACGGAATAACACGAAGTTGTTAGCACCCAAAGTACATACGCAACGCTCAGAAAGGAAGTTAACCTCCATTGCATCTAAGTCGCTTGTAGCAGCACCACCGGCAGAACCTGTAATCCAAGTTTTGTATCTGCGGTCTTCAGCTTCAGAAGCACGGTAACGAACGTGTAAGAAAGGACGCTTAGCATTCTTTCCCATTATTTGGTCGTACACTGAAGTAGAACCTGCAGGAACCATTAAACCTGTAATAGTACCGGTTGCAGTTGCAGCAGTTTGGTTTAAACCACCACGCATTGTTGGGTCATTTAAGTATTTCCAATCAGACTTGTAGAAGTCATAACCTCTACGGAATCCTGTGAAACCTAAATTTAACGCCATATCAACATCGTTATCAAAAAGACCATATGAAGCTGATTGAGAAGCAACACCTGCGGCATAACCGTTCAATTGAGCCAACATATTGTCAATATCGAAACTTAATCCACGATTTACGAATACTACGTTCTCTTCGATAGCACCTTGCTTATCTAAACGAGAAACGATAGAATCCCAATCAGATAAAGTTGTTGGAGTACCACCACCCCAAACGTTACCACGACTGTTTACAACGTAGAAAATACCTTGAGAACCAATAAAACCTGCAGCCACGGCACCTGAAGATGATGCAGCAGGAACTGCTTCAATCATTGAAGTCTCTAAGTAATCTTCAAAACGTAAACGAGTCTCGTGCTCTGATTTCAAATACCACAAGTAACCTGTAGCACCGTTCTCAGTAGTAACTTCAACCCAACCGATTTGAGCCATATCTGAACCATTAACCGCATACTTATCTTTAATGATAATAGGGTTGTTGCTGTAGATATCATCTTCTGATTCTAATGAACCAACCATTCCGTTAGTTCCTTTCTTAAACTCAGAACCATAAATGAATACGGTACAAGCTGTAGAAACAGCAAATGCTTGACCTGCAGTCTCGTAGTAAGCTACTGTGAAAGTAGTTGCTGAAGGAACTGCAGTTACGATAGCCTTGTTGAAAACACCTGATGAGTTGTTTTGAATCATCAAAGTCTGTCCAACACGAATAGCGATGTAAGTCACACCGGTATCAGCTACAGTAAAAGTCGCTGTTGAAGCGGCTGCTGCTGCTGCTGAAGTACAACTTGTGTACTTGATGTGTAAACGTCCTTGTTCTGCCCATTTAATTTGGTCAGAATTAGAAGGCATCTCTGCTCCTACCATACGTAAGAAAGATGCGATTGTTCTATTACCATAACGCTCAAATTCTTTTTCATAAGTATCAGGAAGATACTGATTCAAGAAGTCGAAGTTGGTAATGTAGTTTGTTTGTAAAGCTACCTGTTCTGCAGAAGGCTGCAGGGCGAAGGTAGGGTTACTTAAAAGTGCACTTGCCATTTTTTTAAAATTTTAATTGTTTATATTTTTTTCATACTGCGTATTTTCAGGTTTCGTCCTGAATCAGGGTTTAACGCTTTCACCTGCATTCCATTCGTTGATTTGCTAACCTCGGGTGCTTTATGCTCTGACATATTGATGTTTTTGGTTTTACGCATTACATCTTCAGTAGCATCAGACAGCCCTTGTTCATAAAAGAATTTAGCAAATTTGTCAGGATGCATTGCTATCGACAATGACCTATGATAGCCTGCTGCGTCTTTCATCAAACCTTGCCCATCTAAGAACTTGTTAATAAAGTTCTGTGGTGTAGCTTGGTTCTTCTTTAACTCACTAGCGTCTCCGGGAGCAAACGTGAACTTCTTGTCATTAACATTGAACTCAAAACCTTTGAACTCTCCGCTAAAAACATCGTTCGTCTTTTGGTCAAACCATTGACGTTTACGATTGTTCTCCTCTTCTATGGTCTTTGCCTGTTGGGTATATTGCTTATAGCTATCGTATATTTCTTTCTCCTCATTTGGAATAAATGCCGTTCTTGACTCAAGGGGCATTTTATATTGTTCCTTTTGGGAAGTGAAATATTTCTTGGCTTCAGCAAGAACTTTCTTTTTTGCGATTTTTGCTTTTTTAACGGTTGAGTCATCATCTAAATCAATATCAAACTTGTACTCATCCATTAACGTCTCAATGTCATCACTATCAAGACCTTCCTGTGTGGAAGAAAGGTATTCTTTAAGGAGTTGGTCAGGACTCATTGCCTCAAAGTCTTTATTTAACTTTAAAAAATCGTCAAACCCACGTCCCGTATCCTTTTTGTATTTCATATAAGCAGCTACATCTTCAGGCAATGGCTCAGCTTCTTTACGCTCAGCTACCAATTCATCCAATGAATTTATCTGCTTATTATATCTCTTACCAATATATGAAAGAACATCTTCATCCTTTAAATCAACACCTGCAGGTACGGGGTCTATTACGACCTCTTTATCTGCTTCATTATTTTCTTGACTCAACGAATCTTCGTGTTTATCAAGTAACTGCTTCTCTACTTCTTGAACACCTTTTGGTTCAAGCATTTCTACGGCTCTAACTTTATATTCCATTTGATTTGATTTTATTTATACAAAAATAGATAAAAATTTTGACATTTTAACGAGGCTCAAATTCAGCTAAATCAAAACCATCCAAGCTATCCTCATTTGATTCAAAACTTATTGGTGGTAAATTATTCTTTCTTTGGTTAATTAATTTAGATTGTTCTGTATTTTGTTGACTAATTCTTTTGGCTTTAGCATCCTCTTTTGTCTGCTCTCTACTATTTATATTACTTGTCTCCATACCACGAAGCTGCAAATTATAATCAAACTCTTCACGCATTAGATAAGATTTCATCTCCGCTTCTTTCTCCATTTTTTGAATATCAAAAGCCACCTCTGCTTGTTTAATCTGCATCTTAGACCTTGTCTCCAAGTCAATCTTTTGCATAGCAACCTGTCCTGCCATCTCTTGAGACTTCAATTGTTGTTGAGCCATCATTGCTTGCTTCTGCATCTCATTCTTCTCTAAACGCTCTTGAGTCTTAATACGCTTCATCTTAAGTAACTGATTAGCAAGTTTAATATTGCGAATCTCACGTATGTCAATTGCATCCTCAAGGTTAATATCACCTTTAGATAACGCCATTTGAATATTGCCTTCTAATTGTGCTTTTTGTTCTTCATCAGGTGAAACCTCAATGAATATACCAAAGTCATAAATATATAGGTCTTTTATCTCCTCTAATATAGATACGTTGTACTTACCAATTTGATTAGCAAACTCATCTTTAAAGTCAGCATATTGTAAAATGTCAGCAACTCTGTAAGTCAAAGCCTCCGCTAATGAACGATAAACATACAAAGAACCATCAAGGATATGTCTTGTAGCTGTATTTGAGTTTAATGCAGCCATCTTTTGTAGCCCAACTAATGAGTTAGGGTCAGGATTAGAGCCATCTCTTGCTTCGTTAAGACCGGTCACAGACCTAATCATATCCACATAGTGGTTCATATTGGTAATCAACATCTGCGTTTTAGCAGCACCTGAGTTAGAGTTTAACTGAGTAATAGGCACTCTTGCATTGTTAAAGTCACCATCTTGAGTAAAGCTACGTCCAATTACACTACCCGTTTGAAAGTATAATCTTAAAGCATCCTCAGGATTGTATGCGTTACCCGTACCTAAGTCAATCTCGTTTAGACCATCAGCATCAATAAAGACACCATCCGGAACTGTACGAGCAATAACTTGTTGTAATTTTAAATGAGTGATTTGAATCAAATCAGCAAATGGTATCATCCTTCTACATAATGACTCAATAACTCCCTTGTACATACGTGGAGCACAAGCTACATAGTTTGGTAGTGCGTGCTGAGATGCTGACTTAGGGCGAACCATATTCTCAGACATTCTCCATTGCAATAAGATATTGGTACCCATTACCATAATACCCTCGTACCAAACGTCAATAGTCTTCTCTATTTTCTCAAAATTTCCCTCCTCCATCATCTCAGTAGGAGGATTAAAAGTTTCATCTTTCTCAATAATACGAGAACCACCCCCTTCTAAAGTTTTCTTTTTGTAAACTACTTTCTTAGTGGTCTTATAATTAAAATATAATAAAGTACAAGTATCACGATTAAACATACTGTTCTCAGAGAACTGTGATACGTTATAATAATCATACCACGCTTGGCTGTATTGTGTAATCTCTTGTAAATCTTCTCTAGTTAAAGATTGGTCAATCTTCATTAACTCTCCTATTGGAAGCGTTTTAATCTCACCCCAATAAAAACAATCTTTAAAGAATGGGTCTTCAGTATAACTATAAACAATATTAGCAGGGTCAACATATGAAATCTGAACGCCTGTGCCTTGTAAAAATTCGTGCTTTGCAACCTCAATACCAATTACTGTTGCATCATAGTCAAGTCTTTTTCTTAAGTCATCGTAATGATTCTCATCAAAAATAGTATTGATTGCTTCTTCTTCTGCAATCTCAATAGCAGGCTTAAACTTAAGCTGCATATACAACGACAGCTCTTCATCTGTTTCAGGAAGTTGCTCAGGGTCCATCATAAATGTATCAACACCTGTCTTCTCTTTTATGGTTGTTAAAATATCTTTTGATACCATCTGAGACTCAATCATATCTTGATACTTACTTCTTTTAGCTTGAGACATTGCATCTTGTGCATATGCCTTAACTTTAAAAAGCCTATCAGACATTCCGTTAACAACGATGTCAACAAACTTTGGTATAATAGGAACGGGAGTCCAATCTAAATTTAAATAAGACAAATCGCCATCAACAGCTAACTCGTTTTTATATTTACCAATAGGCTGTTCACCTCTTGCATATAGTCTTAGCCTGCGGAAATCTCTCCATTGGCTATAGTACCTACAAGAGTTACCATCCTTTTTAAACCACTCATATTGTATGCCTTGCCCCACCTGCAAACCAAATTCATCAGACGCCTTTTCAGCATCAGTTGCTAATTGACTTGGGAAAGATGTGGCATTTATTTGTATTGTTACATTTTTCATCTAACTAATTGACTTGTTGTTCCATCGTTTTTGTACTTAGCAAAGTTAATAATTAAATTTGATTCTTTTTTCTCCGGCATATATAAGTGCTTTTGATTTGCCATTATACATAATCCCGAACTAATAGACGCATCAAATTTTGTTCTGTCGTTTATATCAAACCTCGCCCAATCCTCAAGTGTTCTTGTAAATGGCATTGTGCCCATCTCTTCAGGGTCTCTATATTTTGCTTCTAAATCTAATCCTACAAATTTCTCAATGTAAGACTCAATTGCAGAAGCGTGTGCTTGTTTTACATCTTCTGATGAGTTTGGAATACCTCCTAACTCACGCTCAGTCTTTGTTAACTTAGCCATTTGCTTATCCGGTCTATTAACAGAGAAACCTCGGTATCCTCTATTTTTTATGTGGTATAAAAGTCTTGGCTTGTTATTCTCCACTAAGATAGGCATTCCGTAGAATACGCACGCCATTAATACTTCTTCAAAAAATATTTCTGCTGTTTGTGGACGAGCAATATATTCTAAAAAGAATTGATTGACAGGAGCGTCATCCATATGAAACTTAGTCATACCGTGTAGTGCACCATTAGAACCACGTCCACCAACTACGGCTGATATGTCATAAGAGTCACAACCGAATGAGCCAAGATGCTCATTGCCGGGATATTTAATTCCATTACGTATGTGAATATTGTTCTGCATATGCTTAGGCGGTGCCCAAGCAATATTAAATCTGCCACGAGTATCAGGCGTCCATATTACCTGAGTATCTTTTATACCATCCTTCCACGAGAATAACCCACGAGTAAGGTATTGTCCCTTAATCATTGAGTCGTTATAGTCAATCTGCTGATATAGTTTAGTTAAATTAAACAAAGCCTGCTTGCTCTCATCTCTGAAAGCGTGAGACTCTGTACGTGGGAACTGACGATAAAATTCGTTCAGTGCGTCAGCATCATTCTTTAATGAGTCTACCTCAGCCTCCCAATAGTCAATGGCTCCATTTATAATCCAATTGTTATCCACACCCATTATAGCCTCAACAGGCTTACGGAATACAGGATGACCATATTTATCAATGAATCCTTCCATATTCCACTCCATAGGTACAAACAGGGCATATAAGCCACTTTTAGTCTGTCCATTGGCGTTACGAATCTTTACATTTGAATCCTCATAAATATCTTTGTAGTTCTGTCCCCCTTTACTTAAAGCATTTGAGGTTGAACCCATCATACACTTGCCAATAATTTTACTACCTAATCTTAAACAGGTTTTAGTTACACGCCAATTCTCTTTAATGTTTACGGGCTTAGTCCACTTGGCAGACTCATCGTGAGCCAAGAAGAGTAATTTCTCTCCATCATAGGAGTTGTCTTCCGTATTCTTCCAATCTATTGATGTATCTAATCCGTCAATCTCATTGTCGTTGGCTTCATACATATTCTTCTTAGTAATCTTAGATGCAGGAACCCTGAACGCCAACTCAGTCTTTGGCTTATCCATTCCATCCATTATCGGCTTAAAAAAGAAAGGAAGTCGACTATTAATGGGGACAACTTTATCTGTGAACATCTTTTTAGCATCGGCACCCGTTTTAGACAAGATACCTATGCGTGCGTCACGTGCGAGCGTACCTATGTTAATACACTCAGAGGATGACATAAACGAGAACCCCGAACGTCTAATCTTTAGATATATCATACCAAATGACCTTGTGTCAGCACGACAAGCCTCCCAAAATATCCAATAGATTCTATTTGCTTCCCGAAAGTCAGGATAGCCTATGTCAATACTTGACCACTGCAAGTACATATAATGAGAACCGGTTATGTAGGTCTTGGTACCATTGTTCATAAACCAATATCCCTGCTCCCTGTAGTCAAATTCTTTTTCAATATAATCGACCCAACGGTCTTTAAATTCTTTTGGCTTTTCGTTCCACTGAAATATTGATTGTATCTTGGATAACTCACGTGGGATATCTTGACGCTCCCAATACTGTTCTGCTTTAGATGTGTGTCTTTGAAGACACTTATCGGGAGTAGGTGGAAGAGCAATAAATACTCCCTCTATCTCTACTATCTGCCCTATCTGTCCGGTCTTTGAAATAACAACAACATCATACTGAGGATTGTAACCATACAGCCACGACCTCACTCTATTTTTATTAGAGATGACGGAAGCCGGTATATGACTTTCAACTATACGGCATAAACTATTGCTTTGACCTTCTTTCTGCAAATCCTTGTTTTGTATCTGTTTTACTTATTCCCCTGTCTGCGGAATCCAAATTTTCTTTCTCCGCTTCTATTCTACTTAGTATCTCAAACGCATCAAAAATAGCTAACTTCTTAGCTGCTGCTGCATTTTTCATCTTATCTGCTGACACGTCTGTATCTGACTCAGTATTAATGATATCTTCCTCAGCCACCTTTATAAGATGACTAACAGCTTTGTATCCTGCTTCAATAATGCGTAGCTTTATTTCTTTAGTATCTCTCATTACTTAGCTTTTAAAAATATTATCTGTACCAACCTTGCAGACTCTGCCTCTCCAAAGTTATCAAAAATATTGCGTGAGTGCGGAGCATCTGCGTTAAAAGCTATCATACGATTGAACTTAGAGTACATTGTAAGTAGTGGTTTCTTGTCCTCGTCATAGATAGTAGTCCCGTCATCCTCAGGTGCCTGCTCATTTAAATACAAAAGACAGGTGATATCGCCCATCATCTCATCTGTGTGTACAAAATTTGGCTCCTCTTGATGGAGTGGTGACTTACGAATAAAGTTTAAGTCTACCTTGTAACCAAGAAATAAGTTAGTGACGTATAAGGCAAACTCATCGTTACTATCCCTTGGCTGAATATTTCTGAAAGTGTACTCCCCGTCTGCCACGTCTTGAAATTCGTGCAAGTGTATATCTGATACATAGGATAAAGGGTCTTTAATAATGTTGTCGAATGTGATTAGATTCATAATTTGATTGTTATTTGGTGGTCATACATCCTATATAATTTCTCTTCATCTACTGTAAACTCGTATTCGCTATCAGGGGAAAAGCAAACCATATCGCCTGCTTTTATACCACGCTCAAGTAAATACTCGTTAGGGTACTTCATTATCCCCATTAAAGGTTCTTCTGAAAATGGCTTCTTGATATAGCTTTCAGTTGCAGGCACAGGTTTAATAAAGCAGTATCTATCGTAAGCGTTCCACGTGGAGTCGTGCTTATACATATAGAACTGCTCGGTCTCAATAAAGAATAGGTCATCTTTAAAGAATGACTTACCACTCTTTTGCCTACCTCTCATATCGTTATAAAACTTGAATACGTTATGGTGCACAAGTAAAGTGTCACCTGCCCTGATAGGACCGTTGTAACCTAATGGAAGTTCAACGACCTCTGCAAATCGATTGGAAAACTTGTGGTCTTCCTCGGAAGTGCTGACAATAAAGTCAACACCTCCTATCTCTTTTGTATTGTCGTACCTTCTTCCATTCACAGGCTTAGCTATGAAGTAGAATGGAGACTGCATTAGATGTTGATGTTATATTCAATGGATATAGGAATGGTGGAGGTGAACTCTTTCCAAAGCACCACCTCCGCCTTCTCATTTATGATAAAGATTTGGATAGACTCTTTCTCAGGATTAAGCCTGATTAAATGAATCTCGTTAGTATCGCCAAGGATTTTCTGACCTACAATATAGTGCATAGCACCGCCTTTGTAGTCGGGTCCTATTGATATCTTACGAATATCCACTACAACTCCTCCTCTTCTTCATCAACAAACTCAATACCTGTAGTCCAATCTTTTAAGAATGTAAACTTTTCTAATCCATTAGTGTTAATAACCTCAATAGGCTTAAACTCAAATTCCTTCTCGTTTAAAGCCTCAAAATCTTTGGTTAATTTCTTAACACCATCTTTGTTAAATTTGTACTCTCCTTTTTCATCTGTTAAAAGGATGTTTTTGTCATCAGTTGCGGCATTGTCCAAGCGTAGTTCATCACGTTGCTTGTTATACTCTTCGTGAAAAGGCTTTACCTTCTCGTACAACTTAAATAACTTTTTCTGAATTTTGGTCTCTTGACCACCAATAACGGCATTAATTGACGCCACTAGAATGTTTAGGTCTTTGTACTTCATTTGATTTGATTTTAATATAACTATGCTTATGCATAGTTATGTAAAAGTAATAAATATTTATTAAACTACGCAACTACTTCGTCAGCAATTATTGTAAGATTTAATTGAGTTGCAGCCCAAGTGTAAGCCCACTCATTTGCGTCTGAAGCAGCATCCCAATCCAAGTAATCTTGTCCTGATATGGTTAATGAACCATTCACCAATGTATTATACATAGGCATTGGAGTAGGAGGAGTAGGAGTAGGAGTTATAAGCTCATTTAACTGATATTGAAAATTTGCACTTGTAGATAAATTATCGTATGAGGACGATAATACAAATTGTGTTGCTTCTTTCTCTTCGCCATTTTGCCAAGAGGAAACGGGTTGAATTGTTTTTGCCATTTTTATTTTATTTTATTGTTTAAATACTACTTGATTTTACATCTTCAACAGGAGGTACATAATCCCCTATAATTGTAAGGTTTAATTGTTCGGCTACCCAATCCCAAGCGTATTGGTCAATAGTCCATTGCACATACGCTTCTCCTGTCATTGTTAAACTACCATCAACTAATCTTTCCTGACTAGCATTTAGGATGTTATAACTAAATACTGCACTTGTGTTTAAGGTTACATTGGTACCCCAAGCATTTAAATAGACTCCTTCTACTCCATTCCACATTGTTACGGGTTGAATTTCTTTCATTTTATTTATTTTTTAAAGTTTCTATTTCTAATTTAAGTTCTTGAATTGCTTTAACTAATACAGGAATAAGCTCACCATTAGCTATAGCATAAACTTCTCTTGTTTTATCATACATAACTGCTTCAGGTACAATTTCTAGCATCTCTTGAGCTGAAAATCCTATGTGAAAGTTAGGGTCATCACCACTTCTTTTTTCTAATGGTAAATCATATTTATACCTAATTGTGTTCATTTTAAGAACATCTGATAAACCATAGGTGGATGCTGTAACTTCTTTTTTATATCTAATATCAGAAACGGAACCATAGGTAGCATATAATGTATCAGCATATACTAAACTACCGCCACCATTTCCACCTTGAATATCATACCATTGCGCCCAATATCCATACCATAAATATCTATATCTACCTACTTGTCTTTCAGAGCCACCCCATTGAACATCACCATTACCTGAATTTAAATTAGATGCTGTAAATGTACCAGCTATCTGCATGTTACCAGATGTAGAGTTTAAAGCAGCAATTGGTGCATAAGATTCTCTACCCCATGTAAATCCTCTACCGGCACTACTATTATCCATTTGCATTTTAATAGAGTAATCAGTAACAGGACCATAATAGTATAGTGCAGATGCACCCATACTAATTTTATACGCATCACTACCATTCCAAAATCTAAAACCATATCCATTACCTGCAGTAGAATTGTAATAGTTATTTATATTACTACCATTAGGAGCAGAACCTGCACTACCTGTAATTGATATTCCCCAAGTACCACTTGCACCTGTTCCTGTTAAAGTTGGTGCATAGCTATTATAGTTTGCACTATGTAATATTTGTCTCCAAGCATACCAAGTGCCTGAATATCCTGCTCTCCATTGTAATGTTGTACTACTATAATAATCTCCTTGTATTTGCCACATTGTATCTGATGCAGCAAGATGTAATACAGGAGCATAATTTAAATTACCACCTGCACCATTTTCATTTCTATATACAGCAGAACTTCCATTACTTACATTTACACTACCTGTACCTAAAAAATTACAACTAATATTACTTGTATATGAAGATGTATTTGCTGAACCTGCACTACCTGTAATACTAATTCCCCAAGTACCACTTGCTCCTGTTCCTGTTAAACTTGGATAATATGCATCTGTAACTTGACTTCTAAAGTGAGCAGGTGTTGATTTTCTTAAATAATCATCCCCTGTACTTTGAGTCCATATTTGACCTATAGTAGGATTCTCAGAATTACCTGCAGAAGCATTGAAATAAGTTCCTAAAATGTAAGCACCTGTAATATTTCCTGTTGCAGTTATTGTACTTCCTGATGAAATAGCTCCGTTAGCTCTAATAAGTCCACTTGTCCAAATACCTACTCCAATAAGAGTATAAACAGTACCATTATTTGCAACTGCCATACAATGTGCAATATTATAACCTGTATTAGTTGGGTATCCCGCACTATCGTATGTCCAAGACAATCCATAAAGATTACCTATTCCACCACCTGCAGTAAGCGTGTAAGCAGCTCCCATTGCAAATAAACCTTGATGTACACTTGGATTATAAACACCTACTAATCCATATCCTGCGCCCCCCGTATTAAGTGTAAAGTTAGTAGCTGATTGCTGCCCTGTTGCAGTTGCAGCATTACCTCCAATACTTAATCCACTAGCTGTACCTGTTAATCCTGTTCCAGCACCACTAAACGAAGATGCTGTTATTGTTGAACTAAATGTAGCTGCACCTGTTGATACATCAAGTTTTAAAACATCCGTTGCTATTTGTTCACTATATATGATATAATTATTAGATGATAAGTTTTCACGCATTCCCAAGAACCATTTAGCAGTTCCTGCCGTTTGTAAACTCATTCCATTATATGTAGTAACCGCAGTTCTATTTAAAACAAAACCATAATTATTTGTAACATTTGAAATAAACCTTGTTGCATCTATTGTGCTACTAAATGTAGCTGCACCTCTTGTATAAGTACCACCATTATCATAAACAATAAAATTATTATAGGCATTGGTAGAATTATTAAATCTAAATCCTGCAGTTCCACTTATAAAATAAGAACTATTAGGTACATAATATATACCATTAACAGTTATATTTCCACTAAATGTAGCTGCACCTGTTGAATTATTAATGAATAATCTTGTGTCCCAAGTAGCACCATTATATAATGAAATATAAAAATCGTCAGTCATTGCAGTACCCGGAGTTGCCATCCCAATAGCAACTGCCCTAGTTACGTTTAGACTATTCCATAATTCTAAATTTCCTGAACCCGCTATTAAACACAATGGAGAATTTCCACCTGTAGCTACTATATCTACTATATGCGTAGAACCTGCAGGTTGTGGATTTGTTGTAGAACCAAATAAAGCACTACCATTAACGGTAAATTTTCTAGGTGCAGTAATTGTTCCTATTCCTACATTGGTTCCATTATCATAAATCAAACTATTCCCTATTGTACTTGCACCTGTGAATTTAGGTAGGTAGTTGGTAGTTCCTGTTCCTGTTACGGGATTAGTTAAAGTAGATACTGAACCATCTGCCATTAAATATTGGCTTGATGTACCACTTGTTTTTACAAATGATGTTGCAGTAACCGATGAACCAAAACTTGCACTTGAACCACTTAATGCTCTACTGATTAAAGATACAGTTGTACCATCATCATAAAGTCCACTATTGCCTATTGTACTACCTGAACCTGTATATCTTGTTATGTATCCAGCAAAACCCGAACCTGATATTTTACCACTAAATACATTGTAATCACTAAATGAAAGATAACCATCAACTGTTGAACTTACTTGAGTTATTGTTATATTAGGGTTTGTACTTCCACTTGAACTTAAAGGAGCAGAAGCGGTTACCGAAGTAACATAAGTACCTGCTGTTTGATATTGTGGAATGTTTAAAGTTGCACCTACTAAAGTAGCAGCACCACTTGTTCCTGTTGTTGTTAATGTTATTGTGGATTGTAACTGTGTAAATGTTACACCATCACCAACCATTATTTTAGGAACAACTGAAGCACCTGCTGTATTTTTAGCATAAAACCTTAACTCATCAGTAGTTGTATAATATGCTCTGACAGTATTTGTGGTTAATGAAGTATTATTACTAATGATAAAATGATAAGTTCCCGTATTCTTTAACCATAAATTTGAAGTTAATGTTGCTGCAACAAACGAACTTGTATCACCTGCAGTTATATTAAATCCACCTAAATCAACATTTGCCGTAGCCCCTGTGTATGGAACATAACCCGTTAAAGCACCACCATAATTAGGAACATTTAAAGTAGCACCTACTAATGTAGCTGCACCCGATGTGCCTGTTGTTGTAAGACTAAGGGTAGCCTGTTTATTATTAAACGTATTCCAATCAGTACTTGAAAGGTATCCATTGCTTGCAGTACCTGACTGAGTAATACTTATTGCACCCGTTCCACTATTATAACTAATTGGAGCCGTTCCACTCAATGAACCTAAAGTAATAAAGTTAGCACCATTGGTTAACTGACTTGTATTAGTTGGTATAGTTATAGCACCCGTAGAACTATTGTAAGCACCACTACCTGCAACAAATGATAATGCTGCACGTGCACGTGTATCTGTATAATATAAGTTTGTGACTCCTTCAGGAATATTGTCAGTTGTAAGACTTACAGCACCTGTCTGTCCGTTTACACTTACTACAGCGTCAGTATTATCTACTTGCTGCCATACACCACCATTAAATATAGCCCAATCCCCCACAAACCAATCTGTTATACCATCAAGATTTGTAGTACCCGCCACTGAAACAATGTAGTAATATCCTTGCGTACCAACTGAACTTGTTAATGTAGGTGTGTTAGTAGCTGCGTTCCACGTTCCTTGATATATTGACCCACCAATAAGTCCGTTTACTTGGTTTTGTAATTTTCCAAAAGCAGTAAGCATCGTATCAGTTGCAAGCACTGTTCCTCCTGTGATATTAACACCGGTAAGAATTTTTCCTGTTACCGCAGCATTATCTAAAGTAACAGCAGCAGCACCGGGACCTGTTGCCGTAGCCTCACCCGTTAAACTTGTAATATAGTTGCCTGCTGCTTGCTTATTATTGAAAGTGGTCCAATCAGTTGAACTTAAATATCCATCCTGACTTCCGCTTGATTGCTGAATTGTTATGTTTGGAGTAGAGCCACCACTTGAAAATAAAGGAGAAGTAGCTGTAACGCCACCTACCTTGGTATTAAATGTTGACCAATCAGCAGCACTCAATGCACCACGATTAGCAGCACTTGCTGTAGGCACGTTCAATGTAATCACAGGAGTTGTTGTTCCTGTAGCTACAGATGAACTTAAATCAGTTCCTGTTGTCCCTAATGTTAATGCAGCTACCGATGTAACTGTACCAACACTCCAAGTTCTATCTGCACTTAAATCATATGCAGTGCCATTAATGGTTAACTGCCTTGATGTAGGTACATATCCACTTAAAGCAGACCCATAATCAGGAATATTAAATACACCTGTTGTATTATTGTATGTAGCTGCTCCACTTGAACCTGTAGTTGTTAAGCTAATAGCCGTTCTTGCTCTACTATCTAAATAATAAAGATTTGTTCCTTCAGGAACAACTGTAGTATTTAATGTTTGAAAAGTTTTATCTCCTCTATAATATTGCAAAGTTGTACCTGCAGTAATAGCAGGTTCTTTACTATTAAATGTTAACCAATCAGTACTTGATAAGTATCCATCTAAGCTACTACTTGATTGTTGTATTGAGATGTCAGGATTGACACCTCCTGTTGAAAACAAAGGAGTTGTCGCTGTAACAGACGAAACGCCTGTAGCAAGCGTCCAAGACCTATCAGCCGTTAAATTATAAGTAACTCCATTAATTGTAAGCGTTCTTGTTTGCGGTACACCACCAAGCCCCGACAATGTATAGTTAGGAACATTAATTGTAGCCCCGACAAGAGTTGACGCTCCACTATTTCCCGTTGTTGTTAAACTTATAGAAGTTTGCTTGCCATCAAATGTAATCCAATCCGCACTTGATAAATATCCATTCTGAGAAGCATTTGCTTGCTGAATGCTAAATACGCCTGTGCCTGAGTTGTATAACAAAGGTGACGTAGCACTATAAACAGGTAAATTTACCCATCTAACTCCTGTTACATTTGAAGATAATACTTGATTATTTGTTCCAACAGAACTTAGTCCATCTTTTAATGTCCCAAGCACAGTAAGGCTTGTAGAAATAGTAGATGTTAATAACGCTGCGTTGTTAGCACTTAAGTTACCTGTTAATATTATATTATTTACAGCCGTATTACCTGCTGCCAACACTTGTTGTAAGTCGGGTATAACCGTTGGAATAGTGTACCACTCTACTTGAGTTCCTGTGCTTGTTAACACCTGACCTGCAGTTCCAATAGAGTTTAACCTATCATATAAACCACCTGTAATATGAGTTTGCCCTGTTAAATTGCTGTTTAATATATTAGCGGTACTACCTACGTTTAAAGTGGTGGTAGTAATAATTCCTGTAAGATTAATATCCTGAGTTGCAGTATTACCAAAGTCCAATACCCCTTGTAGGGTATTTCCCGGAATATTAGGGATGAACAAATTCAATAACTCACTTAACGTAAAGTTATACGTTATATCCTCGGGGTCTCCGCCAACACTTGTACCTACTAATTTATCAGCTAGCTTGGGTACAGGGACAACTTCGTATATACTAATCTTTGACATCCGCTATAAAATTTTAAACGTGAACTATCTTCAAAGTATCTCCTGTTCTGTAAATTTGTCCTACTGCCAAACCTCCGGCAACAGCAGTAGCATTATCTGCATAAATTGGGACACTTCCTATTATAATAGTTGAAGCACTAAAATTTGCGGAAAATAAATTTAATAGCTGCTGTAACGTAAAATTATAAGTGACATCCGCAGGAACACCATCAATGCTTGTTCCTACAAGTTTGTCTGTTAGTTTTGGTACCGCAACAACGCTATATGAATTAATTTTACTCATTTTTTTCTTGTTCTTTTTGGGTTACCTCGCCCGTTTGCATATTAATTACTGAATCAGCACCATACTTCTCAATAAGAATCTTCTCATTGTTAGTAAAGGCTTCAACAATACTATGTGCCTGTTTGATTAACCCTTGTTTTTGTAATTCAAGTTCACCAAGACCTATTTTAATCTTAGTGTACTCGGCTGAACCTGTCTTAATAAAGTCTAATTCTTCTGCTGTTAAATTTGCCATTTGATTTGATTTATTTGTTTACACAAATATAGTAAATAAAAATTACCATTTTCTTCCAAATCTCCATATAAGCCAAAGACAAATAGGTATAAGGCATAACCATATGTAAAATAGGTAATTAGCCTTCTTTTCTACTTTCTTCTCAAAGACCTTCTCTTTAACATCCTTTTTTAAAGAAATTTGCTTCTGCAATGATTGCGTAGTCACTACTTTGGACGTATCTACAAGCTGTTTTCGTATCTTTTTTAGTTTAACAACAGCATTAAAGTATTTGGTTTCCCCTATAATGATAGGTTTAGCCGTATCAATAGGTGTTAGCTCAATCTCTTCACTACTATCAGTAATGATAATAGCGTTCTGCTGAACTACTACGCTATCTTTCTTTTCGACAACTACGCTGTCAGTATAAGTTTGTGTTTGGATTTTAGTTACAGCCACCTTCCTTGCTGCACAAGAGAAAAGAAGGGGAATAACTAACGCCAATGTAAGGTATTTCCCCATAGGTATTAAATTAGGACAAAGCCATTTTTATCAACTTTATCAGTTTTATGTAATTGCTGAAGGTCAACTATTGACCTTCCAAATGTTTTTTGAAAATGCGGAGCGTCTACAAAACGCCAATCACCACCCCATTCCCATCCATATCTTTTAAAAATAGCCACCACCTCTTGCCAATCTGATTTCTTGTCACCATCAAAGTCGGACTTTGTATCCCAACTTGCAGTCTCAAAGGTACCATTACCATCTTTATCAACAAGAAGCACAATATCCACAGCCAATCCATAGTTATGGTATGACTGACCGCCTTTAGCTTTGGTAACAATAGCACCCGGTTTAGTTCTTCCTTGAGCGTATAATGCGTCCTGCTCAGCAAATGTCCTTAAAGTATAAGAAAATCTACAAGCAGCTTTACCGGTTAATTCTTTTATAATCTCGTCATATAACAAGATTGCTTCATCTCGTAGTTTGGGATGAAGCAATTGTATTCTTTCTAAAGTTTTTTCATCTTTCATTACTCTTCTTTTTTAAATCCTTTTATAAGACTTGTTACTGACTCAATAGTAGTAAGACCCAATGCGGTACAGATAATTGAAACAGTTCCCCATATAAGAACATCAGAAGTAGGGTTTTTATATAAAGTATAAAATAATATAAACGCACCCGTAATCCCAACTAATCTCTTACTTGATGTTCCGCTTTCTGAGGAAAAAAATCCACTAATCCAATTAAATACTTTTTTCATCGTCCTTGACCTCTATATTGTTTTTTATAAAGTTTGCTTGTCTTGGTCTTGCTCGTTTGTGTCTTTGCCGCAAGCCCTCTTTTCTTTGGCTTGCTAATATAAGCATTGCCACTTGTTGCCTTTGCCATTATTTTTTAATTATAAACTCAGTAATAACCTTTAATGCTCCAATTCCAACTAATGTAACTAATGCGTAGAAGTAAGATTTATATCTTTTCAGTTCTGTCTTTACGTCAGATAGCTGCTTCTTTACTTCTTTAAACTCACTTATTAAACCATTTGAATCTTTGTCAATTGGGTTGCCGGCTAAAAGAGTATATACATCTTTAAGCATAGCTTTCATCTCAGCCATATTGCCTTTAATGGACTCTAGTTCATCTGCCATAATATCAAGTCTGCTATTTTCTTGGTTGCTCATCATAGTAGTTGAATTACCAAAGTGCGTTAATAAGTGTTGCCGTTGTTCCTGTTGATTTTACTTTTAAAACTTGTACAGCTAAAATTGTTCCAACCGGAACTGCATTAAATATAACCTCATCATTACCAAGGGTTGTAACTGCTACATTACCTGCACCACCAATAAATAAGAAAGCACCCGTATTACCGCTACCTGTTTGAGCAGATTGCTGATAAATAACATAAGTTTTAGATGTAGCTGCAAATATATCTGCATTAAGTACAATAACACTTGCACTTGATACTGATACCACAGTTGCTGCAGTACTATCAGTTATATTATAAACAACGTCACCAACGGCTACGTTTAAGTTTATAAAGTTACCTGCTGAGTTAACCAATTGATTGGTTACAGCAGAAGTGTTTGTTCCTGTACTAATCTGTTGAACAGAAGGAACAACTGCATTATCAGAAGGTATAACCCTTAATGCTCTTGAGAATGTTGTTTTAAAAACTGACATATTTTTTATTTTTTATCTTGATAAGGAAATGCTCTATTTAGTGCATCTTTTCTCGCCTTGCATCCACAATCTTTTCCTGTAACCTTGCTTATAGCTTCTGTAACTTTTTTTATTCCTGTTACAGTTGTTATTTTCTCAATTGTATCTCCAAGACCTTTGCTTTTGTTTGGTTGTTCCATTTGATTAGATTTAATATTTTCCTTTACGACCTTTAGGATTACTTGTTGTTGAACCACCCGGACCTGCCCATAAGTTTTTGCAAGCCCAATATCTTGGTGTTAATTTATCTGTAGCCGTATCGCAACTATGTCTTGCTTTAAAACTTTTACGAGCAGCATCAGAATAATTATTACCATAACCTTTTGCTCCAAAGTGGAGGAGTTTCTCCTCCCCATTGGAACAGGCTTTAACCATCTTCTTCTTCCCCGGTCTATCCGAGGCAGTAGGACGGTTACATTGCATTTTTGACTTATCAGCCATATTTTAAAAGTTTCTAATTTCTAAAGTCTCTTCTTGAATGTCCCGGGTCTTGACGCTTGTCTTTTTCTTTTATCTCAGGAATAACATATTCATCCTTTGGGGCTTTCGCCTTAGGGATTTCTGCTAATACCTCTTCAGAAATTTCAAGGTTATCTTGAATAATTTCATCTTTTGATTTTTTTAATCCGTTTGCCATAACTTTTTTTTAAAAATTAATTACATTGCTTTCTTAGTAGCACCTTTGCCTGCACCTTTGATAGGTCCTTTAGAAGGAACACCACCTGTCATAGCTAATGGTTTTGCTTTTAATGCATTTTTAATTGAAGGAGCCACCGGTCCTGAAGGCATTTTCATTCTTGAAGATGCCGGTAAATTTGGAGTTGATTTCATCTTTTTCTTTTTTATTTTTTTATAATGATTGTAAACCTTGTAAACCTTGTAAGCCTTTAATCCGAGTAAAGCTACTTTGTTTTGTATTTTTTTTTCTACCTAGTCTATCTTTTAACTTTTCTTTACCTTCTTGAATAGCTTTAATTTTTCTTGCTTGCTCATTCTTAAATGTAATAGCATCTAGTGTTTCTTGCAGGGTCTCTGTTTTTTTACCTTGTACCATAAATTAAAATTATTAACTTTACAGTACAAATGTAATAAAATTTAATGAAATGAAATCACCTCCTAGCGACTACCTAAAATTTTGGCGGGTCATCCGTTATTATATGAAAGCAAAACACGGATTAGGTCAAGCTGACTTAGATATTATCCTGTTCCTTTACTCAGAAAGCTACTTTGGGAAAAAAGACTTTGATAGATTTGCCGAACTTGTAAGTTGGGAAGTAAATAGATTTGTTAGACTACACCAAGAAGGGTGGATTGAAACGTTCAGAAAAGGGCGTGGACCTAGAAGCAGAGCCTTATACCAACTATCATTCAAGGCTACCCGTGTCGTACTCGACATCTATAGAAAACTAAATGGGGATGAAATCCCCACTAGCTTATCATCTAACCCTATGTTTTTAAAAAATGTCTCCTACAACGATAAAGTCTATCGCAATATGATTTTGGAAATGAATAAGTACCAAAAAGCAAAAAGGATAATAGCACGAACAGCTACAAAAGATGATGATTAAATAACAACTACCACATCCCTCTCGGATATAATGGTATATTGAGCGTCATCAATCAGCATCGTAAAGCTGTGTGCCTTATCATAGTACAACTCATCCCCTTCGTGAATAACACTTACGTCAGTGCCGGGGGCTATCACTACACCACGCTTGTAGCGTAGTTGATTGGTATCCTCACCTGACAAAATCAATCCCGACTCAGTCTTAATATTTTCTTGAACGTCTTTGACAATCAAGTATTTACCTATTGGTTTCATTATAAATTTTTAATTAATTCAATAAATTCTTTATATTCTAAGAGTGTTATTACGGTTACTCCACCCAAATATATTTCAGTGTACTCATTGTCATTGTTATAAGTTGGATGTGCTCCATCAAAATTTACCAAATAAAATGGTCTAACCTCTAACTCACTCCAATCAAACTCTACCCCCATATCTCTATTTTGGCGAGTATCTGAGTTATGATAAAGTATATTTATTTCTATTCCTTTCATTTTCAATGATTATTTTCCATCTCCCACCAAAAAGTTAAGTCCTCTGTGCTGTCGTTATAATACTCACCTACATAGTTTGAGTTATACACAGACCCTACATTCTCAAACATTGCCACAGTGTATATGTCAGTGATGCCCATATCTTTTAAATACTTATCTAAAAAAGTATAGTTGCCTCCTCTGATAATCCCGGCTTCAACTAATAATACCCTTTTGTTTTGTAGCTTATGCCCATAAATATCCATAATACTATGAAGTTCACCTAAGTATTTATCGTCCCAATGCTCGTCAGGATAGGGTACATCGACCCCGAATCCATCACAAATCTCCCCATTTGAACTAAGTAAATGCCTTAAAGTCTGACCAATAATGGATGAGTAGTCTGTAGATACCGTTATGATAACTGTATTGTCAGCATTAAATCCATCCCTGATTAACTCAGTAGCTATGTTGTCTATTAAAAACTGTTCGTCATTGAACGATACGTTTAATATTTTTTTATTGCTGTTGCTCATATGTACGTGCCATTGTAATGATTGCATTAGTGCTAAGAATTGTTACCGCTACGCTGACAGCATTTTGTAACGCTGACCTTGTAACTTTCAATGGGTCAATAACACCCATCTCAATCAAGTCACCCATCTGACCGGTCTTAAGGTTGTATCCGTGCCCAACAGGAGTACCTTCTTTATAGACGTCACTTGGTTTAAGTCCTGCATTAGCCAATATCTGTTGGAATGGTGACATCAATGCATTGCGGACAATACTTAATGCAGCATTGTACTCTAAACTTTTGGTCTCCTCACCTAACTCAGCACTCTCGTCAAGTAGTGCCTTACCCGCACCCGGCAGTATCCCTTCCTCAAGAGCAGACCTTACTGCACACACAGCGTCATCAACCCTGTCGTACAACTCTTTCTGCTCAAGGTCAGTCTGACCACCAACAAATATCACACCTATGCCACCCGTAAGTGATGCAATACGCTCCAACAAAAAGTCTTTGTCACCTTTCTTAGTCGCTTCCTTATGTGCATCCCATAATTGCTTCACTCTCTCCTCAACCAACTTCTCGTCAGCTTTAGCTGTACTTCTGATAATAACAGTTTTGTCTTTACCAACAATAACTTTGCTTGCGTGCCCTAAGTCACCATAGTTAATATGGCTTAAGTCATCACCTGTCTTCTCACTATAGTAAGTAGCACCCACACTAATTGCAATGTCTTGCATCAACTCGTGCTGCTTGTATCCAAAGTTTGGTGGAGGCACAGCCACCACTTTTAAGTTTCCTTTTACTGAGTTTGCTGCAAGTGTATTTACCACGTTAACGTTGCACGGAGAAATAATCAACAGCTTCTTCCCTTCGGAAATGATTGGTTTCAACACATTCTCAATCTGTAAAATATTTGCTATCTCAATGTCACATACCAAAACCATAGTGTCTTCAAAGACACACTCATCTTTCTTTTGGTCGTTGATAAACATTGAACTCAAATACCCTCTGTCAAACTTTAACCCTTTAGTTGTCTCTGCATATGTCTCATTAGTCTGACTTCTCTCCACAGTTACAATACCTGTCTTACCAACTTCCTTATAAACCTCCGCAATAATGCGTCCTATCTCTCTGTCATTGTTAGCTGACAATGCCGCCACATCCAATAACATTGCACTACTAACTTTCTTTGCCTTACGTCTTAACTTCTCCACCACCTTGTTACTTATGTCCACCATATGTCTCAACACCTCCGTTCTGTTCATATCCTCTTTGATATGCTCAAGACCACCAAGTACCAATCCCTCTGTCAAAACAATAGCTGTTGTCGTTCCATCACCCGCAGCGGTAGCTGTCTTGTCTGCCGCCTCCTTCATCATCTTAACCGCAAGGTTCTCTGATGGGTCAATAAGGTCAATTGACTTTGCAACTGTTACACCATCCTTAGTAACCGTGATGCCGTGTGTGTGATGTGGACTCTCAATGAGTACCGTGTTACCACTTGGTCCAAGAGTTGACTTAACAGCCTTTGACATCTTGATGACACCACTGATAAGTTTCTTCCTTCCTTCACTTCCGAACTGCAAATCCTTGGGCGAGTACCCAATTCCTGATGTTTCTACCATTTGATTGTAATTTAATTTAACGATGTACAAATATAGTCAACCTATGGTATATTATCCACTATTTTAGAGATTTTTTTATTAACCAAGGATATAATTACCCGTTAGGGTGTGATGGATATTCTATGTTATGTCGGTATCTATGTCGGTTTTTAACACAGAAATGTCGATTTATGACGATATTATGTCGGTTTAAAAAAAAACGACATTGACTTAAGTTAATTAGTACCAATGAGTTATGGTGTATTTATACACCTTATGTCAGAAATGCGGAAAATTTTCCTATACTTCTCTCTATATATTACTACTCTTTCTTATTATTTTTATTATTCTATAATCTCTTTAAAATCGACATTTTCGACATTAAAAGAATAAAGTATTAATAATCAATAAGTTAAAAAAATAAAATCGACATAAAATCGACATAAAAACTATACCAAAATGTCGATATTGACATTTATACAACAGAAAGAGTCATAAGTAATATTCTGTTGTATGCATTTATAGGCAAAAAGAAACCCAACACGCTAATGTCGGGTCTCAAAAAGTAGGATATTACACAATCAAATTCTTTAGATGTTACTTGTGTAATATTGAACTTTTAAAATAATTTAGCCCATCTCAGGACCTTTCATCATCTCAGAACGGATGTTGCCTAAGAACACAGCCTCAGCCATCATCTGAACCTTCTCCATTTTCTTAACAACCTTCTTTGCAGTAGCAGCTTGTTGGATTCCGGTTTGACCATCAGGGCGATTGTTAATTAACATACCCTTGTTTACAGTCAACCCAAAATTTGCACCACTCTGCTGATACACACTGTTCGACAAGTCTTTCTTGTAAACAGAATTTCCAAGTTTTAGTTTCATAATAATTTTTTTTGAAGTTTGAAATATTTCATAGTAAAGATAGGAAATTTATTAGATGGTTTTAGTGTTTGGGCTATATAACGGTTTTACAAAACGAAACGCAAACCGAAAGCGACTTTTTTTTTAGGGGGTGGGGGTCTGCTTTCAAAATTCCCGTCCGATATTTTTGGCGTTTTGCTGTGGCAGTACAGCAGTACATTGCCTGAGGTATTCAGGCAATGTACTGCCACATAGTACGCCACTAATCAGCCACATTGTGACAGCCTGATGCAATCCGATACACTCGCACGACATCCACAAAGAGAGTGTCTTTGAAGACACAAAGCCCTAAGAAAGAAGGCTTTGTCCCCCTCCTATTCATATTAAACTCAAACATTGTATGGGATTATCTAAGCCTCAAGCCCTTTGTTCGTGTGGGTTTGAGAATAAATAATAAAAAAAAGCAATTATTTATTTGGTGGATTAAATTATTGTACCGATATTGTACTCGAATTAATCAATTAATAATCAAAATTTAAACAAAATGAGTCAATTACTATCAATCGAAACGGCTTTCCTAAGCCTCCCACAAGTCAAGCAGGGCTTGAACTTGAGCGAAATTAGGAGCGTGCAAAGGACTATCACCAATGCAAAAAAGAAAAAGTTTGAGCAAACGCTTGCACTTAGTAAGTTAGTTACTCAAGCGGTTGATTGGTTTCAATCACCGGAGGGGCAAAGAGTTTGCAACGATGAGGGAATCAGTTGGAGCAATGAGGAGATTGGGCAAAAGGTTTTCGGATGGCAAAAAAGTTTTTTCTACAAAGTAGTGAAAGCAGGTCGACTTGAGTCGACTATCATTGAGAACTTTAATGCCAAATGTAACGAGGTTGAGGCTCAAGGTGAGGAGCCGAATAGAAGCCTTGAGGGTTTATTAAAATTTGCTAAGCAAGTTGAAGCCGGTGGAGGTAATGAAAGCGAAGGTGGAGAGGGCGAAGGCGAAAGTGAAAGTGAGCCACAAGTTGAGACACGTGTTGAAACTATTTTAACTTTCACGTACAAAAGCGAAGGCGGTAATGTTTCAGTAAGAATCGATGCGAACGGCTTAGTGAAAACCACAAATAGCGATGAGCAAATAAGAGAGGCTATCGCTGTATTGAATTTCAGTTTACAAAATAGATAACCACTTAAAATTTACCACTATGAACGGAATCATTTATTCAACAACAGGAGAAAGTCGCAGGGGTCAAGTGGCAAGTTACCACTCTAAGCCTTCGCCACTGTTTCTAAACAAAAGCAAACACGCTGTAGACATTGCAGGGCTTAAGCCGGCTCAACAGCGTAGTGCAATCAAGTTTGAGAGCGGTGAGTATGAATCGAAATTCACTATCGGGTTTGAGGTCGAGAAAAACCAATTATCACGAAATGCGGTGAGAGAGTATGAATTATTTTGTGGGTTTGAGCGTGATGGGTCGTGCGGGTACGAAGCCGTTACCCACGTGCTCCCTTTGTTACCTGCAGGTGGATGGCGTACAAAGGTTTACGATATGATGCACAAGGCTGAAAAGATTATCGATGATAGATTTAGCCCTTCTGATAGGAGATGCGGTGGTCATATCACCATAGCGTGTGAGGGGATGAGTGGTGACGCCTTGAGGGATGCCATCCGTAAAAATTGCGGTATTGTCCTTGCTTTATTTAAAAAGCGTGTAACTAACAGCTATTGT